AGCGAAGAAAAAGCTGCTAATGTGTTTGATGCTGACGGAAACATGGTTTTTGTTCAATGGACTCCATTTACTAGTACAGAAACTAAATTTATAGATAGTAATGATAATACAACACTACTAACTAGTGGTATTGTTATAAATACTGATGGACTTAATACTACTGTATTTTCAGAAGCTCCAGCAGTAGAATCAATGTGGATTATTTCAAGATCTGCTATTTCAACAGGGAAAGTCAAAGAAGAAGCTAAATTATATAGAGTACTACAAATAGCAGAAAATGAAAGTATGGAATTTGAGATACAAGCACTAGAGTATAATGCTTCAAAATTTGATTCAGTTGATAAGAATGAAGCCTTAAATCCAGATCGAACAATTATTCTACCTTCTTCTGCCTTAAAAGTACCTCCAGTTACTAATATAGGATATCAGGCTTCCTTACTTAAACTAAACGATAATGATGCCTCTTCAAACCGTATAACTTTTAGCTGGGATCCTCCCAGAAATATAGACGATGCTATGCCTTATAAATTCGTTAGAGAGTATGAAGTTTATTATGCGGAGGACGGGCAAGATTGGAAACATGCAGGAAATACCTCAAATACTTCTATAGACCTAGACGGTAAAACCAGTGGTAGATATTATGTAAGAGTGTTTACGAAAAGTGTTCAAGAGAGACGATCTGCACCTACAACAGCTAATCTATTAGTAAATTTCCAAAGAGCAGTAGGACCGAGTGAAGGAACCGTTGGTAACGGAGACTTTACTATAAATAAAATCGGTACTATTAGTGGTGGTTATTCTATAGATGGAGGTAAAGTTACTTTCAGCCCAGCCAATCAACAACACGACGATGGTAGAAATTCACACGCAGTAACCGGGCAACCTCAATTAGACTTTACAGGATTAGATCATACTTCAACTACTGGGGGAGATACTGGGTATGTCTACATGGATCATCATTTAAATAAATTTTATGCAATAGCACATGATGAAACATCAGATCAATTTTATGCAGTAGGCGGATCGCCTTTTGCAACAGGTACAGGAACAATTACTTGTACACCAAATATGACTAGCACTGCAACTCACACTCCTAATCATATACTAGGACTGGATAATACTAACTTTGACCCAGAATTAGCAGTCGATAATATACTTAAGTTTACTACAACATCTCCTACAGTTGATCATTATCATAGAGTAAGAACTCTAACCTCGGATTCGGAAATTATAGTAGACCCAGCAGTAAACATTACTATAGTAGACGCAGATAATCAAGCCTTTAGTAAAAACACTTTCCATGTAGACTTTCAAAATGATACTATAATAGGAATGGTTACGAAAACAGGAGCTTCAACTTATGAGCTAACTCAATATGGAACATCAAAAGGGCAAGGAGCTTATAATGTTCAGGGAACTAATGAATCTCATACTTTCGCAGCAGATTCTGATGGTTTAGTAACTACTTCAAACTATGCAGCATATTCTAATACTTATACAGTAGAAAGAGATGGAGAAGCTTTTACATATGCAGCAAGTGGAACAGTAGCAAGTACTTTTGGGTTAACATGTACAGCAGTAACAGGACTTGATGCAACTAGTGATGTAAATATATCTGGATCAGGTGTAATTACAATAGATGATAATTCTTTAGATGATGCTGATCAGTTCTCAGCAACTGCGACTATAGTAGTTAAAGATTTACAAAGAGATTATACTATTAGTACTAGAATCATCTCTTTTACTAAAGCAGGAACAGGAGCAGACGGAGCGGCAGGAGCAGGCGGAAATAACGTAAGTATAGTATCATCTCACTATACTGTTTTATATGATACTGACGGATTAAATCCATCACCAAGTACGGGCACAGATATTACTATAACAGCAAATTCAGCAGGCTTTACTGATGCGTGGTTTAAATTTACAGGAACTGCTTCAACAGGCACAACTTATGAAACCGCTTATACAAATGGTACTGGAGCAAATCAAGATACTTTTACATTTCAAGTTCCCGCGGATATTGATGACTTTAGTAATCCTACTACTATAACAGTAAGTGTTTCCGAAAATAGTGGAGAATCTGATAACACAGTAGAAGTAGCCTCAGATAGACTAACTATAGCAGCTATTAAATCAGGAACCGATGCGTATACGGTAGTAAATACAAACCAAGCGCACGCGATACCTATTGATACTAATAATAGTAATGCCCAAAATTATACAGGATCTGGAACACAGATAAGAGTATGGAAAGGAGGAAACTTATTAGAAGCTATACATACAGGAAGTGTAACAACAGGTAAATTTAAAGTTACAGCTTCAGGAACTGGTATTAACCCTAACGCTGCTAATAGTCTACACGGTACAGCTACAAATATTATTACTGATCCTGCAACACCTACTCTTGAAACTATAGTATATGGAGTCGCTAATACTATTTCAGCAGCAACAGCAGAGATTGAATACTCTATAGATATTGAAGGAGCTCAAACTTATACATCAAGTCAAACTTTTAATAAGAATTTAGATGGAACAGACGGAGTTACAGGAGCAGGTTCTAACTTTGTATTCGCAAGAGCCGCTACCAAACCTAATGTTCCAACGGCTGATGGTCTCAATATTCCTTCTGCGGATATCCAATGGTATGATGACCCACCAAGTGGAACAGACCTTTTATGGTCATCTAAGGGTACAGTAGCCGCGGGAGGAACCGTGTATGCTTGGGGTGCTGTATTCCAAGTAGAAGGATCTCATGTTGCAGAAATAAAATGTTATTCAGATGTTGTAGCAAGTAATGGAGCTTCTCCTGCTAAGCCTACTTCGTCTACATATAATGCAACTACTTCCGTTATTACATTAGGAGATACAGACTGGAATCTTACTCCTCCGGGCGTATCAAGCAACGGAGATACAGTATATTCTTGTTCAGCTCTTGTAAGTGGATCCCCCTCAGATACTAGCATATCTATTACATGGGGGAATCCAGTTATTTACGCAAGGAAAACAGATGGAGCTACAGGAGCAGGCACTAATTTTGTATTTAGAAGACAAACCGCTAAACCTGATACACCAACAGCCGATGGATTAAATATTCCTTCCCAAAATGTTCAATGGTATGACGATCCACCAACTACACCTTTAGAGACTTTATGGTCATCAAAAGGTACAGTAGCAACAGGCGGAACCGCATATGTTTGGGGTAATGTATTTCAAGTAGAAGGAACAGCAGTTTCAGAGATAAAAATTTATTCAGATGTTGTAGCAAGTGCTGGATCATCTCCTACTAAACCTACTACATCTCAATCATTTTTTAATCTTACTACTTCTGTTCTTACAATCGGTAATACTGATTGGAACGCTACACCTCCAAGCGTATCAAGCAACGGAGATACAGTATATTCATGTACTGCTCTTGTGAGCGGCTCTCCTTCAGATACAAGTGTACCTGTTTCATGGTCAAACCCAACTATTTTTGCAAGAAAAACAGACGGATCTACTGGAGCGTCTGTAAATATAGTTTTTGCTAGAGCAGCTACCAAACCAAATACCCCAACCGCTTCTGCAGGAGTACCTGCTGCTGATATTCAGTGGTATGATAGCCCTCCTTCAGGGACAAATTTACTATGGGCTTCTCGCGGAGAAAAAGGAGTAGGAGCTACTAACTATACGTGGACTACACCTTTCCAAGTAGAGGGTGCCGCACACGCTGAAGTATATATTTATAGAAAAAACAGTAGTGCTGGTAATAGTGGGGGTAGTTATAACTTTACAACTAATGTTTTGACTGTTCCTACAAATTGGGTTAAAGATCCTCCAGCCCTTTCAGCCGATGGTGACACAGTATATGTATCTGTAGGTTTAGCTACTGGAGCTTCTACAGCAACCGCAGCTAGTGTTGCTTGGGGTACTCCAGCAGTTTACGCAAAAAGAACAGACGGAACAGCAGGAGCAGTAGGAAGAAAAGTAGCAGAACTTTCAATATACAAATATCATACTTTTAATAATACTACAACTACTCTTGGTAGTGCGCCAAGCACAGGAACATATAATTTTAGTACTAAGGTAGTAGCTAGTCTACCTACTGGGTGGACACAAGTAAAACCAGCAGCTGCAGTTGGAGTTCTGGTTCTTCAATCAGAAACACTAGCTACAGAAAGCTCTGGTGGAACTACCTCTGATGCCCTTTCTTGGAGTACTCCTAGTATTGAAGGATATCCACACGGTGATGTTAACTTCATTTTTAGGAGAGATACAGCTACTAATACTCCGGGAGATACTGCTTATGGTGCTGCTTTACCTTCATCAGGAGGTCAATGGTATGATAATATAGCAGATGTACCTGCAGGCAGTAATTCAATATGGGTTTCAAAAGGTGTAGCAGCTTGGACTGTAAGTAGTGGAACATATGGTTTCATATGGGATTGGGGAGCCTCATCACAAATAGAAGGCTCTGACGGAGCTCCAGGAGCAGTAGGTAAAAAAGAAGTCGTGGGTGTACTCTATGCAACAGCAGCAGGCTACAGCACTACTCCTAGTATGACAAATTATACCTTTAGCACTAGGGTATTCACTGGAGGAAATGCTTCCAGTTGGACACTTTCACCTCCGGCTTTAGTAGGAGCGAGTGTAAACACTTGGTATCAATGCTCTTATGCAGTTACAGAAACTACTGCAGCTGGAAATACAGGAACGCCTAGTTTTGGAACTCCTACACCAAGAGTAACAGGATTTGGTGATACTATTGTTCTTGATGAAGATGAAATAGATATAGACAATATCTCTGGGGATTATAGTACTACTAAAACTTATGCAGGCTATGCTAATACTGGATTATCCTCAACTGGTTATGTAAAATTAGGAGTCACTTATGGTGGTGTAAATGTATCCGCAGAAGATATGAGAGGCGCAAAAGAAATGGCTTTTGCAGGATTAAATGCAGATGGCTATAACATAAAGGGACTAAAAGATGGTGCTAATGCAGCTATTACTGTAGCTACTCTAAGAGATTCAAATACAAGAACACAAGCTGGATTTGATGGAAGTGGTAATGTTAAACGAGTAGTAGCTGGTGAATACGGTGGATTTGGAGAAGATATGTCAGGAGCTACAGGAGCTATATCTTTTTCTTCAGGAACTGCATCAGCAGGTACTTTGCCTGCAAGTGTTGGAGGAACTGGAGTCACATCAGATACTACTTGGAAGAATAGTAAGATAACAACTAAAGCTGATGGTACGCTTAACTATGATGGTACTACAGCAGTACAGCCAAATATAAACTCTCTACCAGATGCAGGCACTACAAAAAGTGGAGCGGTAAGAGCTAATGCAGGACTAGCAGCTAATGGAGATGTCGGTAGAGCAGTTCCAACAGCAAAAGGTGGAACAGGTACTACTACAACCTCTGACTTTTTAAATAGTGATTTAGGAGTTAGTCTCACAGAAGGAACTCTAAGTCTAACAAGGACTGGAACTAATTCTACTGCCTCTGTTCCTACTACACTTAAAAACTCACAGGTAACTGTTAAAGCTGATGGTACACTTAATTATGATGGTACAACTGCTGTAGCGCCCAATCTATCTAATATAACTGGTACAACTCCAGTAACTAAAGGTGGAACGGGAGTTACGGCAGATACTACTTGGAAAAATAGTAAAATAACTACTAAAGCTGATGGCTCATTAAACTATGACGGTACAACAGCAATAGCTCCTAATCTATCTAATATAACTGGTACAACTCCAGTAACTAAAGGTGGAACGGGAGTTACAGCAGATACTACTTGGAAGAACAGTAAAATAACTACTAAAGCCGATGGCTCCTTAAACTATGATGGTACAACAGCAATAGCTCCTAATCTATCTAATATAACTGGTACAACTCCAGTAACTAAAGGGGGTACTGGAGTTACGGCAGATACTACTTGGAAGAACAGTAAGATAACAACTAAAGCTGATGGAACACTTAACTATGATGGTACAACAGCAGTAGCACCTTCCTTAGCTAGTTTAGGTGGAACAGTTCCAAGAACAAAAGGTGGATTTGGAGTAGACATAGACGCTTTAGTGGGAACAGGCACAGGAAAAGTTCCAAGATGGAATGGAAGTGCATGGGTAGCAGAAGCCGCTGCAACCTTTAGAAGTTCAGTAGGAGCAGGAACCTCAAGCTTTAGTGGTTCAGCTGGTGATTTAACTGGAGATATAGACCCCGATAGATTTGATGCGGGAGATTTCCCTATGTTTAACATCATAACAGCAGATAACGCAGCTGCCGTAAATACAATAACAGGAAGTGTTACAGCAGACGATATGGAATGGGGTTCTATTTCGATTACAGTCGGAACAGCAGACTTAGGATGGGCCTTTGTCGGTAGCGGCATATATGTACCAAGTGGAACAACAGTTTCTGTAACTATGGCTGTTACTCACCCAACTTATGGAACTAGTTCAATCGTATGTACTTGGACAAGAAATGGAAATTTAGTCAGCGACTTTGGTTTATCTGGCTCACCAGAAGGAACTGGTAGTGGAGCAACTGGAAGTGGTAATAATGCATGGACATTTGGAGATGTCAACTCAGATTCTGGTAGTGCTGATAATGCTTTCGGATCTGACTCTACTGCTCATGGGACAAAGACTATTTATGTACAACATAGTAATTCAAATAAAATAATGGCAATAACAACGAAGGTAACAAATGCTAACTTTGGTGGTGGTAAATGTCTTACTCCTGCTATGCTACCTGAAGGACTAGAAGTGGGGGATGAAGTAGACAGTCCCGTAGGCAAAACTAAAGTAGTGAAGATAGTAGAGAAACAACGAGAAGGATACTATATATTAGAAGATGAGTTAGAGATAACAAATGATCACCCAATACTGATTGAGGGAGAATGGATACTAGCGGAAGAATATCAAGGCAAGAAAGAATACATAGACGAATCAACAGAAGTTATCTATGTGGAAACAGAAAACGAATTATTGACTGTCAAAGGCTGGACAGTTGGAGGTAAATACTAATGAGCGTAACAGTTACAGCAAGCAATGGTTGGGTACATAAACCTATAACAGAAGCAGATGCTGCTGCTTTCATGATGAGTTTTAGGGACTACCCAATAAGTCCAGGAGAAACTCCTATTTCATACGAAGAGAGGTTAACTAGATTTAGTGAATCTTTAATGGTGAATGATGTTGGAACACTACCTATAACTTCAGATAAAATTGATGGAATTTTTAGAGTATATGGGATGTATAAACCAGATGGAACTTTTGTTGGACAAAGAACTTATGGATTTTTTACAGCGGGGGAAGTAAATATATTAAATTTAACTGTACACCCCGATCACAGACAACAAGGGTATAGTATGGGAATATCTGCTTTAGCAATGGGTCTGTGGGAACATTATAATATAACCACTATAAAATCAAGACTAGAAGCCACACCCTCACATGCGGGTATGGCAGCCCTAAAAGCCACATACGCTAGCCATTCCATAAATGTTGATGCTGGGGATCACCCATCAAAGCCTACTTCATTAGATGCAAGTGGTAATACTATAGATTGTAAGGATTTGATTGCGACATATGCACAAGCAGAAGCTTTAGTAGCCTCGAGTGCGACCTGGAAAGATATCACATGCATTATTTCATAGTATCCTGAGAAATTTATAACCATAAATTTTTGTTCACAGTTCTCTGACTCGGATAAGGCGAACAGGGGGTTTAAGTTCCAGTCACGTTCCAAAAATAGTTCTTGACATCACCTGTGATTTTTAGTATAATGTATAAATAGGAGTATAAAAATATTATGGCGGCAGGAACTTACGATATAGTTATCGATCAAGGTTCTGATTTCTCTATTGAAGTAGCAATAGCAGAGGGTGGAACAGCGGTAGGCATAGCAACGCATTCAGTGCGCGCGCAATTGCGTCCGACACCTTCTTCATCAACGAAGACGGCGGATTTCACTTGTTCAATAACTGACGCATCTGGTGGTAAATTCACTATGAACTTAAGTAATTCCCAAACAGCAGGTATCTCCTCAGGAAAATATTACTACGATTGTGAACTAGTAAACACTTCAAATAGTGTAGTTACTAGACTTTTACAAGGAGTAGCGAGAGTAACACAAGAGGTAACTAGATAATGGCTGTCACATTAACAATTACACCACAGACTACAGCGTTAGCTGTAACTAATAATACTACTACTCTCACAATATCAAGTGCGGTGGCAGGAGCAGCAACGGATTCAGGAGGTATAACCTATACTGGAAATAATACACTTCTATCCTCACAAAATAATGTAGAAAACGCATTAAATTTTTTAGCAGACCAGCACTTTATACAGACTACAGCACCCACAGCTAATACAACAAACTTAGCAGAGGGTGACTTTTTTTACGATACTGACGATAATCAGTTAAAGATCTATCGAGAAACATCAAGTGGGAACTATGAATTTGTACCTATAATGATAGGAAACGATTCGGCGGACTCAGATACGATAGACGCAGGGAGCTTTTAAGCTCATATAGGAAAAAATAATGGCACAAGTTATTAAAATTAAACGAAGTACGTCTACGGCCGCGCCTACGTCATTAAACGCAGGTGAGCTAGCGTATTCTTCGAATTCAAATAAGCTATTTGTAGGTCATCCTAGTAGTGCTGCAGTAACAGCGATTGGTGGGGCAGTATATGTAAATATGTTAGATCATACTGCTGGTACACTTACCGCAAGCTCAGCTGTACTAGTCGATGCGAATAGCAAAATTGATCAACTAAAACTAGGTAATACAGTATTAACTGGTTCAAACAATACTATTTCAACAAGCTCGGGAGCTCTAAGTTTAACTCCTGCAGGTAATTTAATTATTACTCATGGTGGAGCAGTTGATTTAGATGCACAAGCAACATCAGTACTAATTAAAGATAATGAAGGGGCATCCCTAAACTTTAATGAGAATGGGACCTCATATCTTAAATTAGTCACTACTAACGGTAGTGAAAAAGTAGTAATCGGTAAATCACTTGAAGTAGCAACTATTGCTGCATCAGGTAGTTTAACTATTACACATAATGGCACATTAGCTTTAGCTGGACAGGCAAACTCAGTAACAATTAAAGACAATGTAGGAGCAGCACTAGACTTCAATGAAGGTGGTAACTCTTACCTTAAGTTAGTTACAACTGACTCTAGCGAAAAAGTTGTAGTCGGTAAAGACATAACCTTCGCGAATGATGCAAGTTTATTATCTGACGCGGCAGTCCTTAATTTTGGAGCAGATAAAGATGTAAACTTAACTCACGTAGCGGATACAGGTTTATTGCTCAATGGAGCAATGGAACTTCAATTCAGAGATGATGCATTAACTATCGGTTCTTCAGCAAATGGACAATTAGATATTGATGCAGATACTGAAGTAGAAATTACAGCACCAACATTAGATGTAAATGCAACTACTACAGACTTTAGTGGAACAGTTAATTCAACTGGAAACTTAACAGTTGCAACAAACAAATTTACAGTTGCATCTGGAACAGGTAATACGGTAGTAGCAGGAACACTTAACGGACAAGGAGCAGCAGACTTCGATTCTACACTAAATGTAGACGGAGCAGCAACTTTCAATGGAGCAGTTACTTTAGGTAATGCTTCAGCAGATGCAATAACATTTACTGGAACACCTACTTTTACCCCATCAGCAGACTTTGACGGAGGCTTCACAGTCGCCAGTTCTCAAACTGTTGATATGGGAACTAACAGAGTAACTAATATAGGTACTCCAACACAGAGTACTGATGCAACAACCAAAGCATATGTAGACAGCGTTAAACAAGCACTAGATATTAAAGATTCTGTTAAATTAGGAACAACAGCTAATTTAGGAGCCACTTATAATAATGGTTCTGGAACTCTTACAATGGATGCTACTGGAACGGTAACCATAGATGGTACCTTAACAGCAGTTAATGACAGAGTTCTGGTTATGAATCAGTCTTCAGCAGAACAAAATGGTATCTATAAAGTTACAACAGCAGGTGCTGTTGGAGTAGCAGGTATCTTTACTAGGGCAACAGACGCAGACTCTAATTCAGAAGTAACAGGCGGAATGTTTACATTCGTTGAGGCAGGTTCTGCCAATGCGGATAATGCATACGTTCTTACTTCAATTACAGGTTCAGCAACCTTAGGCACCTCAACCCTTACATTTACTCAGTTCTCAGGAGCTGGACAAGTATCTGCGGGATCAGGGCTTGGCAAATCAGGTAACACTCTTTCTGTAAATGTAGATAATCAATCATTAGCAATTACCGCTGATACTCTCCAACTTAAAGGTATAGCAGATACCGCAAACGGAGATATTATATACGGAGCAAATGGTGGAAGTGGGGGATACTCAGCACTATCAATAGGAACATACGATTCGACCAATAGTGTAGGACAGCTCTTACAAGTAGGAGCATCATCTACAGTAACATGGTCTAACACATTAGATGGAGGAACTTTCTAGTGAGTCAGGTAATTAAAATTAAAAGGTCAGAAACATCTTCATCTACACCCTCAACAAGTGATTTAGCAACACATGAGATTGCGATGAATGTAGCTGATCAAAAGATCTATACAAAAAATGCAGCAGGCAATATCGTAACGGTGGCTTCACACTCAGACGAGAGTAGCTCAGTAACGGAAGACGATATTCTAGCATTAAGTATAGCATTAGGATAACGCAACATGGCATCAGCATTTAAAACAGCAACAGCAGCAGATGTAGGAACTTCGTTAACATCGGTTTACACCTGCCCCGCAAATACAACATCAACAATTATTGGTTTGTATTTGTGTAATCAATCCGGGGGACAAATAGAAGGTATTTGTCAAATGTATAATACAAGTGCTTCGGCACATATAAGCTTAATACATAATTCCCCTATACCGAGTGGTTCAACTTTAGTACTAGTCGGAGGAGATGGTAAGGTTGTATTAGAAGCTGGTGATATAATTAAAGTACAAAGTAACGTTGCAAGCTCGATAGACGTGGTTCTATCGTATCTGGAGCAAACATAAAATGGCACTCATAGGTAAACAAATGGCATTAGTAGCTTCTTTAGAAGCTAATGCAGTAGGTACTACTGAAATAGTAAGTAACTCGATTACAGCTAGTGAAGTTGCCGCGAACGCCGTTGGGACTTCTGAGGTAGCCGCAAATAGTATTGGCACCAGTGAACTAGCAACGAATGCGGTATCAGCAATTCATTTACAGGGAACAGCAGTAACCTCGGTAGCGGACAACGCTATCTCGGCTGCAATGATAGCAGAAAATTCAGTAAATTCAAGTGAAATAGCAACGGGTAGTATAGATACTATCCATATAGGGGACTTACAAGTAACAGCAGCTAAGATAGCTGCAAATGCAGTTACTTCCGCAAAGATAGCAGCTAACGCAGTAGACACAAGTGAAATTGCAACTAACTCGATAGCAACACTTCAAATAGCGGATAATGCAGTTACAAGTGTTAAGATAGCAGAAAATAATATTACTGCAAGAGAAATCTTAACAGGCACAATAACATCAGTTTATATAGCAAATAACGCTATTCTAACTCAACACATAGATGATAACCAAGTAACAGTAGATCAGTTAGCAGCAAATTCAGTAACTTCAGCTAAGATTGTTAATGGAACAATCGTAACAGCAGATATAGCAGATAATTCAATTACTTCAGCTAAGATTGTTAATGGAACAATCGTGACAGCAGACTTAGCAGATAATTCAATTACTACAGCTAAAATAGTAAACGGAACAATCGTTGCTGCAGATATAGCAAATAACGCTATTCTAACTCAACACATAGATGATGCACAGATTACAGCAGACCAAATGGCTGCAAATTCTGTGGATAGTGCAGAAATAGTATCTCTTAGTATAGATACTATTCATTTAGCAAACAATTCAGTTACAAGTGCTAAAATAGTAAACGGCACAATAGCTACGGCAGATATAGCAGCAGATGCAATTACAGGAGCTCTAATAGCTGATAATACTATTGATAGTGAACATTATGCAACAGGTTCAATAGATAATGAACATATTGCTGATAATGCTATTGATAGTGAACATTATGCAGACTTATCTATTGATACAGCTCATATAGGAAACGCTCAAGTAACTTCAGGGAAAATAGCGGCTAATACTATTGCTACTGGCAATATAGCTGACAACGCCATTGATGGTACAAAGATAGCACAGAATTCAATTTTAACTCGTCATATAGATGACGCCCAAATTACAGCCGACCAGATTGCAGCAAACGCAGTAACTGCGAGTGAGATTGCAGCAAACGCTGTATCTGCTAGTGAGCTTAAGAGTGATGCCCTTAGCGGGCAAACGTTTACTGGTAACGTAACGCTCTCAGGCAACTTAACAGTATCAGGAACAGAAACAACAGTATCTTCAACAACTATCGTTGCTGCAGATCCACTAATTGCTTTGGCATCAACAAATAATTCAAGTGATGCCGTTGATATAGGATTCTATGGTTTATATGACACTAGTGGTTCACAAGATTTATACGCAGGATTATTCAGAGATGCGGGTGACTCAGGAAAATGGAAGTTATTTAAAGATAACCAAGCCGTTCCTACAACAACCGTTAATACTTCTGGAACAGGATATGCAGTAGCAACCTTAGTATCAAATATAGAAGGGGATGTAACAGGAGCCGTAACAGGTAATTCTAGTACAGCTACAACTTTAGCAACAGGAAGAACAATAGGAATGACGGGAGATGTCGTTTGGACATCAGCCTCTTTTGACGGATCAGGAAATGTTACTGGAACAGCAACAATACAAGCAGATGCAGTAGAACAATCTATGATCGCAGATGATGCGGTTGGAGCAGATCAACTAGCAACTAATTCAGTTGTAACTGCTTCTATAGTAGCGGGTAGTGTAACAACTACTGAAATTGCGGCTAATACAATCGCAACAGGTAATATAGCAGATAATGCCATAGACGGTACAAAAATCGCGCAGAACTCGATACTTACCCGACATATTGATGATGCACAAGTAACAGCAGACCAATTAGCAGATGATGCAGTTGATACTGCTGCAATAGTAGATTTAAATGTTACTTTAGCAAAACTAGCAGTTAATTCGGTTAATGCAAGTAAGATTATAGCGGCAAGTATTACAACTGCTGAAATAGCAGCGAATACAATCGCTACAGGCAATATAGCAGATAACGCAGTTGATGGCACTAAGATTGCCATGAATTCTATTCTTACTAGACACATTGATGATGGTCAAGTAGGTACTGCACAGCTAGCCGCTGACGCAGTAGACGGAACAAAGATTGCAGATGACGCTATTGATAGCGAGCATTATGCAGCTGCATCAATTGATACAGCTCATATAGGGAATGATCAAATAACAGCAGCTTTGATAGCGGATAATGCTATCAACAATGTAGGTATGATTTCTAGCGGTTTAATTACTGCAGATTTAATAGCCTCTAATGCAGTAGGTTCAGCAGAAATAGCAGGTAACGCAGTAGGAGCCGCAGAAATAGCAGCCAATGCAGTAAGTTCTAGTGAACTTAAATCCGATGCTCTTAGTGGACAAACCATGAGTGGTACTGTTACTTTTAGTGGAATAGTAAATGCAAATGGAAATGCTAATTTAGGAAACGGAACAAACGACGTAACTAATGTTGCAGGTAACTTAGGAATACAAGATTCTGTACCACTTCAAAAACTACACATTGATGAAGTTGGGGGATTCGATGTAGGAACAGGAACTAGTTCAAGCACTAGTGTATTTAGTTTAGATACATTTGCTCATGCAACATTTAGAAGTGCAAAATACTTTGTACAGATTACAAACTCAACGGACAGCGACTATCAAGCACTGGAAATTGTATTATTCCATGACGGTTCAACAGTTTATTTAACACAATATGCGTCAATTTTTGATAATGGCGCACAAGCAGCCTTTGACGCAGATATAAACGGTAGTGATTTAAGATTACGAGTGACTCCTGCTTCGGGCGATACAATGGCTTACAAATTTGTAAGGACAACAATAGAGGCATAAAATGGGAACAAAATTACAATTTAATATTGAAGATGCAGGTTTGAGTGTAGACGGTACTGAAGTTATTACTTCTGGTAGAGCCGTAAGTAACTTAGATATTGCAGCTGGTAAGATTACGAGCGGTACAGTAACGGCAGGTAGATTACCCTATACTATTACTTCATCCGCGCCAACAGGAGTAGGAGCAACATCTAGCGGACACGTATGGTACGTGTATTCATAGGAGTTTAGATGTCAATTTACGTAAATGATGGGGGAACACTCCGCACATTACGATTTCTTGCTATAAATGATAGTGGGACGATTCGTCGTGTCAATGAAGTCTACGTAAATGATGGCGGTAGTTTAGAGGGGCCGTTCTCGGCTGTTCATACAACTACTAGAACAACAAATACTGAAACAACCTATGTTTCAGGAACTCAAGAAACTGCTTACAGCACAACTTCGACATTTAATACAAATAGAGATACAACTACTGTATTTGATACAACTAGAGATACCACAACTACTTTTAATACAACTAGGTCTACAACGACTACGTGGGCAACTACTAGAGACACAACTACTGTATTTAATACAACTACTTTATATACTACTACTACTGCATACGAAACTACTCTTGCAACCACTACAACTTTTGCAACTACTACGTTATTTACAACGACGACCGAGTATGAAACTACTAGAAGTACTACTACTACTTTTGATTCCACTACTACTTATACAACTACAACTACGTTTAATACAAGTAAGGCAACAACTACTACGTGGGATACAACTACTTTATATACCACTACTACTACTTATCTGACAAGTCATGCAACGACTACTACATTTGACACTACTACTTTATATACGACTACCACGACTTATAATACTAGTCATGCAACTACCACAGTATATGATACTACCACTACTTATACTACTAGTTATGATACTACAATAACAACTAGTAGAAATACGGGATTTACTAATTCAACCTCACAAACTACTCAGTATGCGGATAATACTGCACAAACTACTCAGTATGCAGATAATACTGCGCAGACTACTCAGTATGCAGATAATACTGCGCAGACTACTGAATACACAGTTAGTACAAATACGAGTTGGAATACGAATACTACACGGAGTACTTCACAGACTACCGATTATGTAGTTGCTACAAATACTAGTTGGAATACGAATACTACTAGAAGCACCTCACAGACTACTCAGTATACAGTTAGTACTGCCCAAACTAATAGTACGGGATTTACTAATTCAACCTCACAAGTCACAGATCCAGCAGGCGGAGCTAGTACCTCAACCTCTAGGAACACAGCAACTTCATGGACTACCTCAAGTAGTAACAGTACGGGGTATGATTCTAGTAGAAGTACAAACACTGCTTGGAATACTAATACTGCTAGGAATACTTCACAAAATACAAATACATCTTGGAATACAAATACTAGTTGGAGTTCCACACATAATACAACTGGAACTAATAGTACTGCCGGAACTAATAGTACTAATACTGCTTGGAATACTAATACATCATGGAATACTTCACAAAGTACTGCCTACACTACAACTTGGAATACTAATACATCGTGGAATACTTCACAAAGTACTGCCTACAATACCACTTGGAGTACAACCAGAAGTACTAATACTTCTAGATCAACAACAGGAACGAACATAACGGTTAGTTTCGTGGGACCAGAAGGGCAACCTACAGTCTTCCTAACAAACACATCTTGGACTACAGCGTACGCTGATAATACCGCATACGATACTACTCAAGGTTCAAGCAGAACTACGACTTTTGGAGATAGTGGTACTAATAGTACTTCACAAGGGGATACCAGAACTACGTCTTTTGGACAGAGTGGTACTAATAGTACTGGGTCGACTAATAATACTGCAACATCTTGGAATACAAATACTGGTTGGAGTTCCTCACATAATACTTCTGGAACTAATCCAACTTCTGGAACTAATCCCACAACGTGGAGTACAGGATTTACTAATAGTACTGGGTCGACTAATAATACCGCTTACGGTACTAGTAGGAATACAGCAACATCCTGGACAGATAGTGGTACAAATTCTACAGGATTTACTAATAATACTAACACTTCCTGGACAACCACATGGAATACAGCAACTTCTAGAAATACGGCAACATCTTGGAATACTAATACGAGTCATACTACAACTTGGAATACAGGATTTACTAACGCAACTGCTCAAACAAATAATACTAATACAAGTCAAACTACAACTTGGAATACAGGATTTACTAACGCAACTGCTCAAACAAATAATACTAATACAAGCAATACTACCACATGGAGTACTAATACAAGTAAAACTACAACATGGAGTACTAACACGAGTAAAACTACAACGTGGAGTACTAACACAAGTAAAACTACAACTTGGAATACAAATACTTCAAGAAGCACTAATTATGAAACCGCTTACGGTACTTCTAGGATCTCGAGTCGTGCTACTAGCACGAGTAGGAGTACCACTACGGTTTATAATACTGCACATAGTACAGCAAGCAGCAGAGCTACAGCAACTAGTAAGAGTACTACTACGACCTATAATACTGCACATAGTACAGCAAGTAGTAGAGCGACTGCAACAAGTAAATCTACTACTACAGTATATGCTACTACGCTTGGTACACTTACAAGTCGTGCTACAGCAACTAGTAAGAGTACTACTACGACCTATAATACTACACACAGTACAGCAAGTAGCAGAGCTACTAGTACAACTAAGAGTACTGATACAGTATATAATACTACGCACAGTACAGCAAGTAGTAGGGCTACATCAACTAGTAAGAGTACTACTTCGACGTTTAATACTTCGCAAGCCACTACTACTACGTTTAATACTACAAGAGAATCGGGTACGGTTTATGCTACTTCATTAACAACTTCAACAGTTTATAATACAAGTAGAGCAACGGATACTACGATATTAACGGGACATGTGACTACCTTTGCAACTGCAACGGGAACTCAAATATTTGAAAGAATAACTGCCAGTTCAGCAGGAACTATATATGATACTGAAGTGTCAAGCGCTACAGATTATGATGCTTCTTACTGGGATGGCTCAAAATGGAACTAACATGGCGAAAGACACAAATAAAGACAAAGGCTTTAGAAGGGATAACACCCAAGGGAATGTTACCCCTGAATATGTAAATAGAAAAATGGAGGGCATGATGGCAGCTCTCTTTGATACAATAGAAGATTTTGAAAATAGAACAAAAGTCTTAGAACAACAAGTTCACGAACTTAAAAAGAGAGAAAGAGATGGCAGCTAACGGAAGAGCTGCAAAATTAGATGCTCTTTCCATAAATGAAGAATTAGGTGATTTACCTACTCATTATATGAAGTCGGGCAGTACAATGAGACCTAAGTCTCAACTGCAAGAGCTAAATAAGTTTAAGCACTTGCTTATACCAGAGAAGTACAGAGGAAGTCCTTTTGAGTATGATCTTTGGTATAATACTAATGAGAATATGACTGTTAGATCTTGGTTGTATACAGACTTTTTAAGTAAAGCAATTTATATAAGAGTAAATAGTGTAATAATAAATAATAGATTGATGAGCAATCTTGCAGATGATTCAGAAATAATAATTGATGAAGATCGAATAGAAAAAATCATCAAAAACCTAGAGAATAAATATGTGTTACAATGGAACACAGAATTTTATGACAAGGTTATCTTCCCACCAGGAAGCAATTTGATACAGAAAAATATAATGAATTGGAAAAAGATGGACGCTTTAGTAGAAGATGGCTATGTAATTAAGCCTCATCCTATAACTGCCCATCTCTGGATAGCAAAGATGAAAGGGAGATACGGGGAAGATAAAATTTTAAATAAAAAAGCAGGAGGATTTGAATTACTTTTGAATTGTAAAGAGTTGGCTATATGTCCAAATAGCGAAATGGGACTAATAGGATTACTTTTAGGAAAAAAGATTTCAACAGTAGCAATTCCAGTAAAAGCAAGAGAAAAAAACCATCTTACTTATGAAGCGATTTATCAAGCAGTGGCAGGGCATAAAGAAGGTTCAGGAACTGCTTTAAGAAAGATACTATCAAGTAGGCGATCAGGAATTATATTTAATTTTGATCCTGATCCAAAGGAAAGATTACAAAACTACTTAGATAATTTTTGGGAATATACATTAACGACATGATTGATATAGCAATAAATACACAAGAGCTGAACACTATGTTCACACTTTCGTCTCTACTTGACAAAGCGGAGAACTTTCGCCTGCATCTCTTTACCTCACCCCAAACTTGGGATAAAATGACTCCTGTCCATAGATGGGCATTAGCTAATTTTAGAGAGGTACATATTTATCAAAGTGCTTGGCAAATTAAAGGTTCTCTAGCAAAGGGACACGGACCGCAAACTCAATCAAGAATGATACTACAACTAAAAAACCATTGGAGCCATAAGTCTCATGATATGCAAAAAGTTTTAGTTATGGATCATACTCCACGCATATTTAATCAAGCCACTCTAGATAAAGGACAACTACCCACTATTGCACAAATGGGCGAAAAGATTGCCTACTTTGGAAAACAATGGACTTATTTAGATCATCCTATGTTTAAAAACTACTATGATATATTAGATATTCCAGCAACGGAAAAAGATCACGATGCTAGTCTTATACTTCTAGACTGGAATAAAATAGATAAACTGGATTATAGAAATTTCTTTAAAAATGGAAGGGCAACACGTCATCCGAAGATAAAACCTCGTATGAAAGTTTCACCATCTGGTCGTCAGTTGGAGTCTGCTGGTACATGGCATCATGATCCAGATTCTTTTATTCTTTCTACAACTAATAAAGATTTATTTTCTTCATTCTATAATATAGGGGTTGGAATGGCTCCAACTTATTTTAATGGAAAAGTAGATGAACTCTTTTTAAGGGAAGCTCTCGGACCAAAAGACGCAATCAACTGTAATATTATGTTACGGAAAGCGTATACAGTTCAATTGAAAAGTATGCCTATGCTTTGGAGTCCTTATTGGAACGTACCAACTTTATACTTCTTAGCAATGCCTTGGGATCTATGGGCAAAACAGATAGACAATATACCTCTTAATCTGAGAGGAGCTGCTATCTGTGATAATTTATTAGATAAAGCAGAGAGACAGAGAAAAATGATTGAATCTGTCACTAAAGCTGGGTATCTATTCGGTAAAATATAATGGAAGGATTAGTAATTTTAATACTTTACTTAATAACTTTCTTTTGGTTATTTTAAGATGTTCAAAAGTCTAGCTTTTATTCTAAAGCTAATTTCTATTCAGATGAAACCAGGCAATTACGATACTGCCTTTCTAGCCATATTTATTCGTCACTTCAATAAAACCTCACTCGATAAAACTATGATCGTCTGGTCTATGTCACCTACTGGAAAAAGATATTTGAAAGGAGATAGTATTATAACTAATGTTTCACAGTATAAAAATACAGAGAATACTTTGGCTAGCGAATACTTTGAGTTTGTAAATAAATACTATTATGGAAAGTTGAGTGATCTTGTTCCTACGCGTAGTGAAGATGCTAAACTAGATGAAGCTTTTCGAAAGTTTATTGCAGATATTCATGACTTTACTCATGTACTTAGTGGTTATCCGCCCGATCCTATAGGAGAGCTATTAAGAATTGAATATGGTAAAGATTTTGAGGGTAATGGTTGGAAAGTTCTCAGTCGTGTTGGAAAAATGCGGATATTCTTTAATGGAATAAGAGAATGGTATTCCTGTCGACCTCTGTACAAAGAAGCCCGTCAGATGGGTAAAATGTCAAAGAATTATATATTTGCAGATTGGTTCAATATTCTAGGTGAGGATATCAATAAAGTTCGCGAAAATCTCAACACCCTTCCGACAACTAAATACCACTGGAAAAGTACTTAAAACTCTAAGACTTCTTCCTTCAAATCAGAAAGAATAATCCAATTTATCAATCCTTTTTGCTTTAACTCTAAAGCATACTCTCTTTCTATATCTCCACGATGCGGGGTTTCATGATGTTTATTGTGAGGTAAATGCCAACTTTGTGGTTTTGCACGACCTACATTAACTGGAAAGTATTTTGCAAAGAAATCAAATCCTATCAAGGTTAAACTTTTCCAATTATTCGCTTTTCGTATTAACCAAAGTAAAGTAATAAAACCGTTGGACGGACGTCCATAATTAGGTACAGTTTTATTTTTCATTCCAAGTAGATCCGCCTTTACACTTTCTGTAATAGTATTTTTTCTTGATCTGGTGTCCACAAATTTAAACTCATCATAAATATCAAGAATTTGATTATCTGTAAACATTGTATAAAAGTCTTTTAAATAATACGGCTCTCGGGGAGTTTTCATATACATTCGTGTTCTATTAAGTAGTATAATTGGAACAGTTTTAATATGTGGCATTTTGATCATATTCTCTCTTAGGAATCCAGTGCACCATACGTCTGTTCTAGTACCAATAGCTTTCATATTATCTTCTAACCCGTCGGGGTTTGGAATCCCTCTACCCATACGAATAATTACATCATGGGAATCAATAAATTTTCCGTGTTCATAGTTTAACATTTCTACCGAATTGCCTACTAAGATAATATTTTTGTTGTAGAATTGATCCATTAGTGTCTTAATAACTTCCATATATTGTTCCATTCATCCGCATAGGGAGTATCTTCATAGCCTTCAAGCCATGGACCTCCGTCTGTGAAATGAACTGCTTTTGGGTTAGGGAAACTATAGTAACCTACAAGAGCATTAAAACTTGCGGGGAGACTTCCTATTTCTTTGGTTGTCCATGAAAAACCATGCAAATCACCCGCTGGGGCTGCAGATACACTTGTTGGTGTTAATCTGGTTGCCCCTGCACAATTTATATACATTAAACTAGACCAGTATTTTCTTTCATAAGGTCTGTTTATTTTGCCATCCATTTTAGTTTTATTTTTAGTAACTAAGTTAGGGTGTTTAACGACATGAACATCATGTTTACTCTGTTTAAAATGCGTTAATTCCTGTGGATCGCTCCTCCATAAAAAGTCTCCATCACAAAAGAGAGCATATCCTGTATAGTTACATAGAAAAGGTACTAAAAAACGGGTAAAGGCAAACTCAGTAGACTCGCCTTGATAGGGTCTACGGTAATGTCCTGCTTCTATTAGTTCTTCTTTTACTAGAGGTTGGATCTGGTGTGAGGTATTAAATCTTTCAATAGAAGCTTTGCACACTTCGTACATTTCTGGGTGTGCGCTTTCATATCCTATAAAGATTTTCACTAATCACCAGATGCTTCGTCTGTAAATTCTTGATCTGTTCCGTTTAATTCTTTACCCAGTTCGTTAATGTAAGCCTGTCTGCCTGTTGTAAGAATAGCAATTAAATTTTGTAATTTTGCTATTTCTTGGTCAGCAACTTGTACATGCCCCATAACGACTCTATGCTGTTCGCTTAAACTGTCTATATTATGGACTACTCCATCAATAGTTACAGTTGCTGTCATTTGACTTTGGGTTGGTTGTTGTTCTTCACTCATTTGAATATATCCTGCCAATTTCCTTGTGTACTAGCCTTCGCATACTCGGTAGCACGGTTTTCAAAAAAGTTGGTATGCTCAACTGCGTTTAATTGATAATCAATCCATGGTAGTGGATTAACTTTTGTATGAAAGATATTCTTCATACCAAGTCCAAGTAGTCTACGACCTGCTATAAATCTGATATACTCTTTAACATCTTCTTTAGTTAAATCAGGTAGCTCAGCTTTTTCAAAGCAAGTATCAATAAAGTTATTTTCTAACTCTACTACTCTTTCTGCAGCACAATAGATTTCATACTTCAGTTTGTCATTCCATATCTCAGGATTTTCTTGAATGAAAGTCCTAAATAATCTTGACATACTGTCTACATGAAGTGACTCATCACGTACACTCCAAGTTATAATTTGTCCCATACCTTTCATAAGGTTATGTCTAGGGAAATTTAATAGTATTGCAAAACTACTAAACAATTGTACTCCCTCTGTGAAACCACTATAGACAGCTAATGTTTTAGCTATCTCATGAGGACTCTCCATATTAAAGTCAGTTAAGTACTCATGTTTATCAGCCATTTCTTGAATCTTCATAAATTCTTGGTAAATTTCTTCTTCTTTGCCAAGAGTATCAAGTAACAAGGCATAGGCTTCCATATGTACAGCTTCCATTCCTGCAAAAGCGGATAACATCATTCTTATTTCTGGTTGCTTGAATGTAGGCAAAAAATGCGTAGCATATCCACTAGCTACATCTACATCAGCTTGAGTAAAGAATCTAAATATATTATCTATAAGTCGTCTACTTTCTACTGGAAGTTTCTCTCTGTAATCTCTAACATCATCATGTAGATTTACTTCATCAGGCATCCAATGCATTTGCTGTTGCGTCTTATAGGCTTGAAAAGCCCAGTCATAGTTAAAAGGTTTATAATAATGTCTTTCCGTTAGTAAACCCATATTAACCCTCACACGCTAAACAATCTGATTGCTCAAATAAAATTTCTCTTTTTACTAGATCAGATACTACATCCGCTCTGGATATAGCCTCACTCCTTAAATAATAAAGAGTTTTTAAGTTTCTCGCCCATGCTAGCATATGTACATTATGTAGATCCCCTTTATTTACATCAGGTGGAAAGAATAAGTTTAAACTTTGCGATTGACAAATATATTCTTGTCTATGAGCTGCATGATCTATAATCCATGATTGATTTATTTCAACTGCTGTTTTAAATACACTTCTTTCCCACTCAGTTAAGAACTCTAAATGTTGAACACTTCCTTTTTGTGTTACTATACTTTTCCATATTTCATCAGTATTACTTTCATACTTTTCTAATACGTTTTCCAAAAACTTATTCTTCATAAGATTACTTCCAGACTTTGTTTTCTGATTAAAAGCATTAGCACGGAAAGGTTCTATACTAGGACTTGTGTTTCCACATATAATACTAGAACTTGCATTAGGAGCTATAGCCAAAAGATGTGCATTTCGTACTGTACAAGTATCATCATCAGGGCAAGCGCCTTTTTCTACTGCAAGTTTTCTTGTTGTTTTTGAGGCGTTTTCCTTAATATGTGCAAATATCCTTAGATTAGCGCCTGTCGCTTGTGCACTTTCAAAAGGAATATTATTCTTTTGTAAGAACGCATGAAATCCCATTGCACCAAGACCTAAACTTCTTTCCCGCATAGCAGAAAATTTAGCTTTATATAGGGGTTCTGGAGCTCGAGCAATAAACTCGGTTAGAACATTGTCTAACATTCTTATTAAATCAGGAATGAACGCAGGGTGGTCTTTCCATTCGTCAAAGTATTCTAAATTGACACTAGAGAGACAGCACACTG